ATAGAACGAGCTAGTGCGCGAGTATAACGTGACGCCAAGCGGTCATACAAGTTATCCTCAATAGCTTCCTCAGTAATAGAGAAGGCCAAAGCAATAGTCTCGTGAGTGTAGCGAGAGGTGAATGATTCTTGTGCCGAATCAAAATTTACCGCTCCACCCTCATTTTTTGCAGGTGCTGCACCGAAACCGGTTAGCATCACCTCTTCTTCAAACGCTCGATCCGAAGACTCTGTGTCGAAGATTTCAGCATGTTCGTTTTCGTAACGACCATACTCCATGCCAAAGAGGGCATTGAGACCGGGCTCAAGCTCTTTAGCTAGTTGTGCGCGTGAAATAGGCATTATCTAGCTCCCCCTATTAGGTGCCAGCCGTCTGCGTATACGCATGCTCGTTTATCAAAACGTATGCATTCGTATTTGCAGAACTGGTGTCACTGTTGTCAGGATCTTTAGAGATGCCGATAATACGCAGCTGAGCAGCGCTTGCTCCAGTAGAAGATGAAATTTCGGTAGACGAAAGTCCAGTCACTGTCGAACCGCTGGTCGTTGAAGTAGTGTCAGCATTTTCTCCAACCGCAGTATCCGCCAAAGTGCCGTCACATTGTACTTCAAACACAATGCGAGGATCGTCGTATACCGTTGCAACAATATCACTAGCTGCGATACTGCCGGGGTAGTAGTTGGAAAAGGTAGGTTTGCCCGTAGTCGGATCGGTATAAAAACAACCATAGAACACACCGACAATATCAGCCGAAGAAGCGGCTGCAATGTCGATATCACCATCAGCCGTCGCAATTACCAATGAACCTTGGTAAATGGCATTAGATGCCCCAGACGGAATGGTGTATTCGTTCGCAGTGAAGTTCGCAACACCGCCCATAGTACGGACTGGCCTCAAGCCAAAAGCAAAATCTTTATTTGCCATTTTGTCCTCCTAAAGGGGATGAAATAAAGCGGCCTTACTTAGTGTTAGGACCACCAAAGGTTACACGAGACTGTCTATCTTGTGAGATAGGCATGGAAGGATGTTGTTCCTTCATGAGATCATTATCGACTGCCGTCATTTGATCAGACGTTTGCTGTTCAAAATACTCATTACGGCTTTCTGCGATCTCTTCTGGCACCTTGGTAAGCATCAAACCACCTACACCGATGACTCCGGCATGACGACCATCTTCAATAGTCGGTGCATCGAAGTCTGGGTAATCCTCTGCGCGAACAGGTTCATAACCCTCCCGGATTCGACCAGAAACATTTTTGCGGTCTTCTTGACCACGAACTTCTGTGCGAACCCATCTGAATTTATAGCCCTCAGGCGGCTGCGGTGCTTCTAGCGACGAAGCTGGTCTCCAAGGTTTCCTGCGCTCAGTTTTAGAGCGAGTTTCAGAAGCGCGAGGAGTCCTCTTGTTGATTTCCGACATTTAAGCCTCCTTCACGTGTTTCGCGTATTCCTCGAGTGGAACACCGAGTTTTTTAGCGATAGCCACTTGACTTTGAGTCAAACGAACCGTCCTGCGCCCGGTTTTTACATTTCTATTAGCAGGGGCAACAGTTTGGGCGGGTTTCCGTTGTCCTGATTTCTGACCCTCAAATTTATGAGGGAATTCGTTTCGTATGCGAGAGTCTATCTCAGCATAATAATCCTCTGAAGCGGGGTCAAAACCCTCTTCTTCGATGAGTTTACGATGAATTGAGAATGCTGTAAAGGTCATCGCCTCATCTTTTCCAAACCACTCGTTATCAGACGCCCATCTTTGAGCGCGAGGATCTGGTGCAACTTGAGCTTGTTGTTCTGCTTGCGGAGCCTCTGGCTCGTCGAGCGTGACCTCAGTAGCTGCTTCTTGTTCCTGTTTTAGCCGCATCTCGTCTCGCGTAAGACGATCATTTTCTACAGCTAATCGAGAAACCATTTCTTGCGCATCAGCAAGAGCCTCTGAATCTCCTTCTTCATACGCCAGCTTTACAGCTCGTTTCGCTTCAGCAAGCTCACTTTTTACACGACCAGCAGACTCTGTCATAAATGCAGCGGTGCTTTCGTTGTAATTTTTATTGAGCTTTTCGTTTTCTTCTTTGAGCTTTTTAGCAAAATCAAGAGCGGCTTGTTCCCGCCTCTCCGCCTCTCGCATTTTATACGTTAGACGGTCAATACGCTTTTTTACGCCCTCGGAATATTGTTCATGTTCTTCGTCTGTTGAAACAGCTTCTTGAGAAACTTCAGCCTCTCCTGACTGTTCATCCTCTTCTTCAACTTGAATATCCAGCTCAAGCTCGCCCTGCTCAACAACTTCTTCTTTTTCTTTAACGTCCGACATGGTGTCTCCTAAACAGCAATAATATCACGCGGGTCATCTATCACCGCAAGAATTTCGTCATCGTTTAACAAACGAGGCTCTGCGCCGTCGATTTTAAAACGAGAACCAGCATAACGACCAAACATCACCCAATCTCCCGCTTTACACCACGGACCATCAGGAAATTTACCGTCATCTCGGTAAGCATCTGGACCCAAACTAACAACATAACCGACGTTAGTCGCCAACTGGTTCCGTTCACGTGTTTCGTCGGAAAGGATAACACCGCCTTTTGTAGACTGCGGTAGTGTATATGGAAGGATAAGGATACGCCAGCCAGTAGGTTTAGGGAGCCGTTCCAACGCAGGTCGGGTCTCGTCTGTTTCCTCTGATAAGGCAAAAGTAGCCGGATTCAACAAATCTTTCTTCTTTTGCGATTCCGCTTTGTTGTTTTCAACAATTTTAGCGGCTCGGCGTTCCTCTATTACCCGGTCAGGAACGTATAACCTTTTAGTCATCGTCGGCAGTCTCCATACGCTTACGCGTTTCTCTAAGTATTTGTTCTATATCTCCGAGAGCAGAAACTCGGCCCATATAATGTTGGTAATCTTCCATAGAAGATACACCATTCGACATCAGCGTTTCGCTAATTTCTACTTGTCGTTTTTCTATTTTTTCCAGCAAGTAACTGATAAGATCCACTAGAAAAGTCCTGAAAATTTAGTTCCTCGGATCGCTTTGCGACCACCTCTTGAACGCCCCGCAG